CCAATGAGAATGTTCAATGAAGAAACAAAGATTACTACATACTCTTCAATGAGAATGAAAATTGTTTCAATCATTAACACGCACTCTAACTCAAATGCTACTACTGTATATCACGTTACTTGTGTATATGATGCTCTTGGTATTTTGGGTGGAGTGTATCCTTATCCGCCAAAATCAGAAGTGCCAGTTACAGATAGTGTAGCAACAGAATCAAGTGTTAATGCTATCAAAGCACAGTTGAATGCTGGTGGTCTTGACGCAACAGCAGATATTACTACAACTGATTCGATGATTTGGATAAACACGAGAAATAAAGTTTATCAAGCAGTCAATAAGTTCTTAAATCATTCCTGGGTATCTGAAGAAGATGCATTATTAGCATATACTTCGTTCGTAAATGACAAATCATTCAATGACAAATCAAATACTGATGAAATTGAAGCAGCATTTACAAAACACGCTACTATTACTTCTTGCAATACTTTGAAATTGAAATCACCAGAAGCAACTTATATTCCTGCAAAGCTTAAAGGTGAACACGCTAACTGTTTCCGTTTCGCTAATGCTACTGTCAAAGGCTGCGGTGGTATTACTACTATCGTCAATGATGCATATAAGCAAGTCGAATACACTTACGATCCAATGGGCATTCTAAACGTCGATGAAATGTATGATTTTGAAATAGCTGACACTGTAATTTCAAAAGGCTTAACAAAACAAAAGATAATTTTTGGCATGTTAAAGCGTGAATTTGACAATCCTGAAGTCAGTATGGCAAGTAATGGCTCAAAGATTGACACATTGTACAATTACACGAACAAAATTTCAGATTGTGGTATTCACTTCCCAAATACTACACATGCTTATTATGACGTAGCACCTGCACATAATAAAGCAGTTATTGCATCGTTCTTTAGTACAGCAATTGACATCGTTTTCAGTGTCAATCAGCAAAGTGAAGAAGTATTGAAGTCGAATGCATTGCCATACATTGGACAGAAAGTAACGCTTGATTGTAGCATGTCAGATGATGAAGTCAGTGAAAACTATTCTGGCGATTACATTGTAGCACAAATCAAGTACAACATATATAATAATGAGCCTGCAATGTGTGTGCTTACACTAATTGCTGACGGTACATATAAGAAACCTTCTTTAACTACGTAAGTTGTATGGCAAATAAAAATATTCGTGACACATTTGTAAATGATGAAGTGAGCGTTCAACAAATTCTTGGACGAGATGATGAACAAAAGTTCGACGATCACTGGACTGGCAAAGTAATTGACAATGCTGACCCATTGTACATGGGTCGTGTTAAAATTCGTATTCTCGGTTATTACGATGGAATTTCTGATGATGCTATTCCTTGGGCGTTGCCTGAAGCTACGTATTTGGGTTCTACACAGGGTACCTTAATCGTTCCTGAAGTTAACACTGTTGTAAGAGGCTACTTCGATCAAGGTGATGATCAGAAGCCAATTTATACTGCAATTGCGCCAAGCATAGACAATTATGCCACTTCACAGATGCTAGAACATCCTGATGAACTCTTTGACTATCCTAACGTGATGGTCATGATGCACACTGATGAAGGTGAACGCGTAACACTTAATCGTTCAAACGGCGAAATGACTGTATCACATAGAAGTGGTACTAAGATAGTTATTGCACCAAATGGCGCTATCACAATTGAAACTTCAATTCCTTTGACTAAACCTGGTGCTTCTGTGAAAGCTACTCCGCCGGGTGCTACCATCAACTTAGCTGGTAATTACAAATTAATGTCAAAATTTGGCAATATTGACATCGAGTCTATAAAGGGAACTATCAACATAGATTCTAAATTTGGCGACATCAATATCGGCAAAAATGCACAAGATATTGATGATGGCTCGGGTAATAAAATTCCAAGTCCAACAAAACGTAAAGTAAACAATTTCTCAAACTGTTTGTATACTGGTGCACCTCATTGCGACCCAATTGCACTACCAAATGTGAATGTATATGTCTAGTGAATTTCCAAGATATGGAGAAATATTCTCAAAATACAGCAAATCTGCTAATACTCCAGATTTAGCAGTTACTGCGTGTCATCTAGCATTAACAGAATTTTGGCGTCAATTCAAAGCATATTTTTCTATTGCTAAATTCTTATTTAAAGGTACTGCTGTGACAGGTCCAACAGCTGTACCCGTCACGGGCCCAATTGGAGGATTTAACCAAGCAACTGAGTTAAACATTCCTCCCGAAACGTATATCAAGATTAAGTTGCAAACTACTCCAGAACCGTTTGTGGGTTTATTCAGTTTATTCAGCTACACACTTACGATGACAATGTGGCAGGTGGATTGTAAAGCTGGAGGCTTTTTAACACCATGCCCAGCACCATTATTAGCAGAATTTACAGCACAAGCAATTGCATTTAAGGCAAAAATGTTCGGTTTAGCACCTTCTACACATGAAGATGCTATGGAGATCTTATCTGATGGTGTAGAAGAATGTTTGAAAACATGTATTAACGAAGTGCCTTACACAGGCGTTGCTGGAGCAACAACGTTAACAGGAACTATGACAATTCGATTCTAGCATAAATATAATAAATATATGGAGTTTATATATGGCAGTTAACAATCCTGACAATCCGCTAAACCTTTATACTAGCAAGATTTTAAATTATCCTGACTTGCTAAAGAACTTCTTGTTCCAGGTGAATTTTCAGTTCAACGCCAACACAGCACTTTCTAGAGTCGTTGAAGCTATTGAAAAGAGAAACCAATACGGTGGTGGCCCTATTGGTGAAACCTTGATGCTTAGAGCACGTTCTATTAGCTTGCCAAAGAAAACAATCGGTAAGATTAACACTCATTATATGGGTTCTTTGCGTAACTATCCTGGCAGAACTAAGACTGACGGTGACGTTTCTATTAAGTTCGATGAATTCCAGGATTTAGCAACACAAGAAATCTTTTACGAATGGCAGAACTTGATTTATAACCACGGTGCACCAGACTTGTCTGAAGCTACTAACGTAGTTGAAGGTATCGAAACTGGTGGTGCTGCATCCGACTTTATTGCACAATACACCGCACAAGTAAATATCTACATTTACGACTCTGCATTACGTACACAGTTGCCATTCTTCTGGAGATTATACGATGTATTCCCAACCGATAATGGTACTGTTAGTCTCGATGCTGAAGGTGAAAACAAAGTAAGTCCTGAACTCACATTCAACTACAATACATGGAAGATGTATCAGAATACTGGTGGATTTACTGGTCTAATCAACTAATAAACATGTTTCCATATATTTCAGAGAAACACCAGTCTATCTGGTGTTTCTTTTTGTTTGATAAATAATTAAAATACGTGAGGTTATTATGTCGTATATGATTTACAACCAGTGCGGCTTGAAGATAAGAGGTGCCGACGGTCAGTTCCACAAATTTGACGGTATTATGCAAATCACAAAGAATATCGTCAAACTTACATTCGAAGATTCTACGTCAATGGTAGTTTCTCGAGGTCACAAATTCTTCATTAACAATGAAGAAACTTTCGCAGAAAACTTGAAAGTAGGTGACAAACTTGATTCAATCAAAGGTGAACACATTGTCAAAACTATTGACGTGACAACTACTGAACAACCAGTATACTCACCTGTCAATGTTGCACCTGATCACAAATATGTGACACCTAATGGTGTAATCAATGGCAACTGTGCGTTCATTGGATCTACATCTACACTTATTAGTCCTGATTTTCTTGAAAAGATGGTACCAGAAGATCCCGTAACTTACAAATTTGGTTATGCATTCAAAATCTGGGAATTGCCTGTGAAAGATGCATTTTACGTCATGGGAGTCGACTCTTCATCTGGTACTGGAAAAGACTACGCAGTTATTCAAGTTCTTAGAATTTATAGTAAAGAACATATTGAACAAGTCGCTGTGTATATGAACAATACAATCGACGCAGAACATTTTGCATCAGTTGTAGCAGACATTAACAGATTCTACAATGACGCTCCAATGGTCATCGAAAACAATGAAATCGGTAAGACTGTTGCTGATAAAGTCTGGTAT